GGGCGTCACGAGAATTCTTGTGGCGTTCCCTGAGGCTGCTCAGCTCGCGGAGCGAGCATGAAGCCCCACGTCCTCCGACCTCCTTGCTGTAGTGCAGGAGGTGTGAGTCCATAGGCGTGAGCAACCTCGGCCGCGTCTTGGACGCTGATCTCTGGGTCAGGTCCATAGCGGGTTAGAAGTTGGGCCGCGTAACGGATCTTGTTACGCGGTAGGCTTTGGGAAGGTACAGGGTGGGAGCGAGAGAGTCGAAGGACTCGTCGCATGAGACGTTTCCCTTTTGCGGTGAGGTGGTTGGTTGAGCGGATCTCGCTCAACCAGTTCTCTGCTGTCTCTCTCGTACGTTTCCTCGCCTGAGCCACGATCGCCTTGGTGTCCTTCTCTTTGGGCACCCGGTGAGTTGAGCCAAGGGTCTTTCTGGCGTATGCAGCGATTAGCTCTGTCTGGATCTCAGACAGCTTCTTTCCACTTCCTTGTTGGACAGAAGTTTTCAGCATTCGCTGTATTTCACGCCACTCAGCAGGAGGTACTCCCTTGGTCCTGATAAGCGTTCCCTTTCGTAGGGCTGCTAATATCAGACCAAGGGTCTCCTTGCCTGAGGAAAGACCATGGCCTCCTAAACTCACGGGTCCCCTTGGAGCGTTCTTGGGTTGTGTTTTCGCCAACGTCTTCCTGATTAGACGGGCTGTAGGCCCTCTTGTTTCAGGAAGTCGGCGCACAAGATGATCACGTATTGTGAACACAGACCCAACTCCATGGCGACTTCGTAGTTTGGCTGAGGACGCTTCCCGGATTCCTACGATCTCGTAGGATTTTGCGGTGGTGTTGCTGGTCATCTTGACTAGGCGCTCAGCAAACACGCCCCTCCTCCCGATGAACGTTTTCCGGAGGTTGATCTTTATGCCTAGACTGAGCAATGTATCTTGATAGATACGTTGTTGCTCCATAGTCCATAGGCCTATAAGATCGTCACCTCCAATGGCGAACGACCGACTGTTTCGGTTACTTCCGCTGGCTTTGTAAGCAGCGAAAGCATTCAGTATCGAGAGGAGGGTCCATGTTATGCCGAGACCCAGTAGGATCCCAGTGTACACTACCCTCCCGGTTTGCGTCCTCTGGAGACGTACGAGACGCAGAGCCGCCTCCCGCTTCAGGTCGTCCCACTTTAGCGCATCAGCCAGGCCGTTCATAATCGCCTGGCTGTCCGATTGGTTCATATTGTCTGTGGATGCACTCCAATCAGCTGAATAGAGAACTCCGTTCCCTTTCAGTTGTAGGTCTTCATCACACAGGAAGTTCCTGAACCACCGGTGTCTCGCTATAAGTGGGATCGTCTCTGCAGAAAGGTTCCGTCCCATGTGCACTTGAGCCGCGTCGTGGATCGTTGCGACGCGTATCTTTCCTACCTCTTCAATCGCGACGGGTTTGAAGCACCGGGTCATGCCGCGCGTCGAATTCATGATGAAGATGGTAGATTTGTAAAGATCCCCCTCATCAGGGGACTCAGGCCATGGGATCGACATTTCTGCTTGTCGACGAGACCCTCGAGCGGATTTTGACCGGTGCGTTCCCAGGTTGGTCCCCGCTTTTAAGACCTTCAATCGTTCGTGGTACAGCTTTAGGAGCTCTGTTCTTGCTCCACCGTCCACTCTCTTTGTGTCGACACTAGCTTTAGTTGTCGGCATTTGAGCGGCGGGTGCACCCCACGACGAAGGTAGATCAAATTTGCGGGCCATGTTGCCCAAGGTGACCTCCTTGAGATCGAGGCACTCTTGGATGAGGTTACGCGCAAAGGCGCGGATCTCTTCCTCGTGTCCAGAAGTGGTGGCTGGTCTTGACCAGATCTCCCACTTCTTGTCGATCTCCTTCTGGAGTCTATGTTTCAGAGACCAAGGGATGGCCCTCGTGATCGACGAGGCGGCGAATAGGCTCTCCACAGACGTAAGTCTGTGATGGACAGCTTGTCGGACTCTCTTCGAGAGTGCCGCTTCTGTTCCCAGAGCCCTCGCCCTCCATCCTAAGGCAACCTCTTTGACATAGGTTTCACCTTGGAAAACAAGGGACTCGAGGTATCTTGCCGATTTGGCTTGCTTCTCATGATCATAGAAGCTAGCACGTCCTGCTGCGAGTTCCCAAGCCGCTGCGATCGCGTCATACGCGGTCGCAACAGCTTGTGCGTTACTCCACACAGGGCGGTTCGTAAAGATCACCTCTCGAGTCGCCTTCCTGAGACGTACCGGCAACTTCCGTAGCAGGTTCTCTCTCTCTCCTCCCATCCGTTTCGTACCTTTCTTTTTGTCGGCACACGCGATTAGCGTTAAACCGACCACTGTCCTCCAGCTAATACACCCTTGGGTGTATAAGTTTTTGGACCATACCGGGAGTTTATTTGGCTCAGGGAGCCGTAGACTCTTCCGGTTGGTCTTTCCGGACAGAACCCCCT